TGGTATGTTAAATCGTTATTATGGAATTCCACATGGATTACATCAAACGATGGACAGTGCTTATGTCAAGATAAAAGAAATGATTCTTATAAACGAACAAGCAAACCACGAACTTGCTGAATATGTATTTGAGCCAGAAGATACAGATTATAAACCAGAGGACCCAGATGATATTGATTGATTACAGCCAAATAGCGCTGTCTAATATAATAGTTCAAAAACTAAATGATGAACAAATGATAAGACATATGATACTTAATAGTATACGTATGTATAATAAGCGTTACAGAGACGAATATGGCCAATTGGTTATATGCGCTGACGGTATGAACACTTGGAGAAAAGAGTTCTTTCCTGAATATAAAGCGTCTCGTAAAAAAGGTAGAGAAGAATCTAAGCAAGATTGGAATGAAATCTTTAGAATATTACAAACTGTAAGAGATGAAATAAGAGATTATCTACCATATAAAGTTGTACATTTAGAAGGTGTAGAAGCTGATGATGTCATAGGTACATTAACAATGGAAACTCAAGAGTTTGGTCAAGCAGAACCTGTTATGATTATATCATCTGATAAAGACTTTATACAACTACAAAAGTACAAGAACGTAAAACAGTTTAGTCCTATACAAAAGAAATTCGTAAAAGATGCTAATCCAAGAACATATTTGTTTAATCATATTATGAGAGGCGATAGTGGAGATGGTATACCAAACGTATTATCTGATGACGATACGTTTATAACTGAAAAAAATCAAACACCTTTAAGACAAACAAGGATAGATGCTTGGCTAGAAAACTCTGATAATCTAAGAGAATCAATGGATGATGATACATACCGTAATTATCAACGTAATAAAAAACTTATTGATTTAACTGATATCCCAGAAACTATACAAGAAACTATTATAAATAATTTTAATGGTCAAACAAAAACACCAAATATGAAAGTATTGAACTATTTAATAAAGAAAAGATGTAATCATTTGATTGAAGTCGTGGAGGAATTTTACAATGGCTAGAAAATTAATATCAGAAGTCCTGGTTGAAGCAGGCAAAATCGTAAAACGTGATGAAAGAATCAAGTTTTTACAACTCAATAAATCACCAGGTCTTACAGACATACTTAGAATAAACTATGATGATACTATAGTATCTGCACTTCCAGCTGGAGCTCCAAATTATAGTCAAGACGATGCTCCAAAAGGATATGAGTATACTCGCTTAAATAAAGCATATACTCAATTTAAGTATTTCTTTAAAGGACCAGTAGCAAATGGTATGAAACCACTTAAGAGAGAAGGTCTTTTTCTTAATTTGCTCGAAACTCTTAATCCAGAAGAAGCTGATCTGCTCGTTGCAGCAAAAGACAAAAGTATGAAATACAAGGGCATCACTAAAAGATTAGTTAACGATGCATTTCCAAATTTGATAGTTAAATAGGAGGTTAACACTTTCGTTATGATAGAATTTAATTTTAATATCACAAGGAGACTACCTATGTTTTTACAAATTGAAAGGCTAAAGAAAGATATTTCAGAGGCAATATACTATCAGAAGAGATTATTAAAAAAGGGCAAGCATAACCTAGCTTATAAAATAGGTAAAAAAATTGACTATATGTCTCATACATTAAATGAAATGAAATAAACCCAAAAAAACGTTTACATTTGATTGAAAGTATGGTATAATATATATTATGATACAGATACTACGCGAAATAACAGACTGGGATGACCAGCAAATATCAAACGGCGACTACTACGTTAACAGCCACGGATACCTTATAGGTTATATGCCTAAAGGTGGCGCTTACAAAGAGTTTAATACTCCTATGAAGCAGTTTTCGAAATCAAGACGCAAATTCAAACTTATTGGCGAATGGCCAGAAGAACTACCAGATGGAGCAATCACTGTCAAAGGTAGCAATGGTAATACATATACTATTGTTAATGACAAATGCTCATGTCCTGGATTTAAGTTCAGAGGTAGTTGCAAACACATGGAGAAAGCAGCATGAATATATTTGTACTCGATAATGACCCAGTGATTGCAGCTCAAGATCAATGTGATAAACACGTTGTCAAAATGATTGTTGAATCAGCTCAAATGCTTTCAACAGTTCATCGTATGCTAGATGGTGTAATGGAAAGAAGACCATCTAAATCAGGCGCAATGCTACAATATTGGAAACTACTCGATGAACGCGAAGATATACTATACAAAGCATGTCATTTCAATCATCCATCAACAATATGGACTCGTGAAGGCTGTTGTAATTACACATGGCATTACAATCATTTTATTGCACTTTGCGATGAGTATACATATAGGTATGGTAAAATACATTCAACTGATACTAAACTACGTGAAGCGCTTAAACATCAGCCTAACAATATCAAAACAGGAAAAACATCATTCAAACTTGCAATGGGTTCAAATCCTGAATGTGTTGTTAATGGACTTGGTGGAACTGATGCAGTTCAATCATACAGAAACTTTTATCATACAAAACAAGATCGATTCAAAATGGATTGGACAAAAAGACCAATACCAGAATGGTTTACAGTTAAAAAACTAGGAGTAGTATAAATGCCAACATATGAATTTAAAAATACAAAGACAGGCGAAGTATTCGAAAAGTTTATGTCTTATGATAATAAAGTTAAATTCTTAGAAGAAAATCCAGATGTTCAATCTCACTATACAACATTAAATATAGACCATGATGGTGGTAAGTCAGTTCTTACAAGAGCTGGTGGCGGTTGGAAAGAAGTACAAGAAAGAATTAAATCTGGAATGCCACCTAAAGACAGAGGATTAATTAAATCAAAATAATGCAACAAAAAAGACCAAGCAAATTAAGACTCGAGCATATAGCTAGCTATAAACCATTGACTCAAAGTCAAGAAAAAGTATATGATTCATGGAATAATAATCAGAATCTTATATTGAGCGGATCAGCTGGTACTGGTAAAACATTTTTATCTTTATACTTTGGTATCAGTGCAGCATTAGATAAGAATGAAAAACAAGAAAAAGTAGTAGTCGTAAGAAGCGCAGTTCCTACAAGAGATATGGGATTCTTACCTGGTACAATAGAAGAAAAAGAAGATGCTTACAAAGCGCCATATACAGCAATAGTTAATGAGTTATTCAGAGATGGAGAAGCATATAAAAAGATGGAACAGTTTAAGAACATTGAATTCTTAACAACATCTTTTATACGTGGTATAACAATACATAACGCAGTAGTTATTATTGACGAAGCTCAAAACTGTAACTTTCATGAACTTTGTAGTGTGATAACTCGACTTGGAGATAATTGTAGATTAATTATATCAGGTGATTATTATCAAAGCGATTTCGTTAAACAGAATGATAAAAGCGGTTTATATAACTTTATAAATATATTAAATAATATGAAGAGCTTTGACCACATAGAATTTGAATGGAAAGATATAGTACGTAGTGGTTTAGTAAGAGACTTTATAATGACAAAAGAAATGTTAGAGAACAATAAACTATGATAAAAGAAGAATATAGAGACGCTACTCCAGAAGAAGTTGATGAATGGCAAGACACAGATTATTTTATGAAAGGTGACTTTGACCCATTACAACTCTTTGTAGTTATACCAACAATTGTACAAATATTCATGTTTGGATCGATGCTTTTAGTATTTAAACTCAACGATGCATATTTTTAAAACATATTTTAAGCTCTTACTTGGCGTGGGCTCATTAGAAGAAGAATATAACATTACGCCACTTAACATTATTGTTACTGCCTTTATAGTGGGTACACTCTTTTTAGGAATGATATTCTTATTGATTACAGGAACATATTACATTATTAATTAATTATGAAATTTTTACACGAACCTAAAGATCTAGGTTACAACGATTTAGAAGCCGTCACAGGCGACAAGGGAAGGTTTTACTCAGATCCCGAAGGAAATAAGTACGCTTCAGTTACTACAGTCCTTTCAATACTATCAGAAGAAGCGATACAAGCTTGGAGAGCAAGAGTTGGCGAAGAAGAAGCCAATAGGATATCTCGTCAAGCAAGTTCTCGTGGAACAACAGTCCATAACATAATAGAAAAATATGTAGCAAATGACCCTGAGTATATCAAAGGAGAAATGCCACATAACGTTCAAACCTTTAAGGATATACAACCTGTCTTAGATGAGAGTGTTACAAAGGTATATCAACAAGAAGCTCCACTTTATTCTAAACACTTAGGTTTAGCTGGAAGAGTTGACTTAGTTGGTCAATGGAAAGGTATTGATTCTATTATTGATTGGAAGACATCACGTAAGTTAAAAAAGAAAGAATGGATTAGTTCATACTTTATGCAATGTGCAGCTTATGCAATTATGTGGGAAGAAAGAACTGGCATGCCAATAAAACAATTAGTTGTTTGTATTGCTGGTGATGAAGGTTCACAGGTCTTTGTTGAAGATAGAGACAATTGGACGAAAAAGTTATTGGAAACAATAGCAGAATATAAAAGAAGAAAATTATTTGGGAGATAAAATGAGTTTTTTATTAGAAGCTTTAATTAAAAAGCTAGAAGGCGACATGCATGTTGCACAGGCTAACATAATGGTTTATGTTAAGAATTCAGCTGGTATAGGAGAACACTCTGATATCATTGAAACGATTGAGAAAGAAGTTGAAAAACTTGCTCACGCAGCTGATAAAATAGAGGCAATAAAGCAATATTGTAAGTAAAATTCTTATAAATAGATATTTACATTTACAAAAAAGTATGGTATAATATATCTATGAAAAAGTTTAACGAGTTTTTAGCAGAAAGAGCAGGTAAAGGATTAACAATATTTGATATTGATGATACTATGTTTGTATCTAAAGCTCGTGTAATTGTAAAAAATAAAAATACTGGACAAAGTAAACCACTTACTCCAATGGAGTTTAATAGTTATAAACTACGTAAGAACGAAGAATATGACTTTGGTGAATTTAGATCAGCTAAAATATTCTATCAAACAGCAACTCCAATTGCTCGTATGGTACAAAAGGCGAAAGCAATTATAAGTAACGCAACCAAAAAAGGTTCAAAGGTTATTGTTGTAACTGCAAGAAGTGATATGGATGATAAGAATCTCTTTATCAAAACTTTTGAAGCTCATGGTATACCAATGAAAAATGTATACGTTGAGAGAGCTGGTAATATGAGTGGTAGTAGTGCTGAGAATAAAAAAGTAATATTTAGAAAGTATTTAAAAACTGGTGAGTATGCAAGAATAAGATTATTTGATGACCACAAAGAAAACTTAACTGCACTACTTGATTTGAAAAAAGAGTTTCCTTCAGTAGAAATGTTTGCTTATTTAGCAGATTTAAAAGGAAGCGTAAAGAGGATTAAATAATGTCAATAAAATTAGGCAAAAGCATAACAACAAGAGATAGAAATACTGGTAAATTAACAACTGAGCATTCATATATAAAAATGATTGCAATAAAGGAATTAATTGAGAAGTTTAATAACGCTAATACTCGTAAAAGAGATAAACAAAAAATTAAGAACGAGTTAGTCAGGAGAGGTGGAGTTGTCTTCGAAGAAATTAGATAGGATTAAAGAAGTTCTTAATCTAAAAGAATATCGCAAAAAACAAAAAACAAAATTTAGAAAAAAACTTCTAAGTATTGTTTTAGCTATTTCATTAATAGCAGGTGCAATAACATATTGGATATATTATGGATAGTAAGAAGCAATGGCATGGTGGAAAAGGTTCTGGTAGAAGAAGTACTGCAAATGATAACGCATACGGAGATAACTGGGATAAGATATTTGGTAAGAAGAAAAAAGAAACAATAGCTGAACCAGCACCAAAAGATATATCTGCAGAGTATAAATATAAGTATAAGATAAAGGAATAATATGAGTATAGATATAGACCAATTTGATTTCGGCTTTACAGCTGTTGATGAAAATGAACTCGAAGCAGTACAAAAGTTATCAACTCAAGCTTCAGCAGTATCAGAATCTGCTGAACAAACAGAAGAGAAATTAAATAAACTCTATAATGCTATATTACCTTTACTTAGTAATTTAAAAGCAAATCCAGAAAAAGATTATATCTACTGGCCAGGAAGAACTGAAAAAGTAGAAGCTTTTGAGGATATGATATCGGAGATAATTAAGTAATGGGTATACCAAGTTCAGGCGAAATAAAAATGGGTGGGACTGGAACTAACAGTATCGCTCAAGTAAAAGCAGGCACTGATACTGGAACTCCTACAGCAGTTACAAACGTATCATTGAAAGGATTATCCGTAGATGGTGTTACTGATTTTAATGATGGATCTAATCGAGATATTGCAGTAGCTGGTAGTACACCAAACCAAACAGCACCTTTTGCTATGTCAGAGTTTCATGGTTATGTTCAAGCATCATATGATGGATG